TGATCTACAAACGCATCCACTTGATAATCAACTGGATTAGTTAAGCCTTCGTTATCAGACATATTGTTGATACCGTTTTGCCATCTTTCGAAAGCATTTCTTAACTTAAAGTTTGTATCATTATAAACAGTTACACTCCATTCCGCAATCGTTCTATCACCTGCTATTTTGATATTTCTACCTCTAAACGGAACGTTTATAGATGCAATAGTCATATCAGGTATAGATGTAGCACGACATAAGAATGCTAGGTCTTCTATTTCGCCACCAACTTGTGCGTAACCAGGAAAAGGCATTGTTACCTTAAACTGATTGGCTCTAGCGCCGCCACCAGCAAGTTTAGCTTTGAAGTCATTTATATTTGGCATTGTTTATTTCTCCTTCTCTACTATTAACCGCCAGCAACTTCGTCAAAGCTGACGCCAGTTCTGGTTGCGATGAATTGTAATGTGATAAAGTTAATGCTTCTAGCAGGTTTAATGAAAATCTCCGCTATAAACTCATTTCTATCAATTACTTCACCTGTATTGTTTGTTTCATCACATACTACTAGGAAGTCTGTGATACCTCGTCTACCTTGTACTTCTCGTAAGAATGGCTCTACGATATTTCTAAAGTTTGCTCTTGTAAACTCATCATTGAATTCAAAAAGTTGAAACTTAGAAGCCGTAGCGATTGCTTTTTCTAGTACGATAAACAATCTTCTTACGTTGATTCTATCAAATGCAGACGGCGCTGATAATCCAGTTTTGTCACCAAAAAGGACTGTACCTTGTCCTGGGAAAAACGCCACAGGATTTACTCTCTTAGGATACAATTGATCTCTTTGTGCTTTAGTTGGATTGTAAGCTAATTTAACTACGCCTCTTACTTGACCTCTGTTAAAGCCAGCAGGTGAGTACCAAGCGTCAGCTGTTAAGTCTGTTCTAGCAGCCAAACCAGCCATATCACCGTTTAGTGGTACATATCTGTAAACATCATTATATCTGTCATACATATATTTGTAACCACTATCAAAAACAACATATGAAGAAGAATTAACATCTTCATAGAAATTAATGATATTATTAGTGATTGTAGTTGTATTAGTTATATCAACAACGTGGTTTCTTGGAGGAGAAACAAACGCTATAGCGTCTTTTCTATCTTCAGCAATTTGTAAAAGATCATTTACGTGATTTTTACCATCGCCTGGAGTTCCAATTGTTTCATTAGGTGTTTTACCACCAATGATTAAACCAACGTCTACCGTTTCAGCGTCACCAAACTTCTCATAAGCAGTTTTTAATTGGCCTGCTGTTACAGCTGAACCATCAGAACCTGCTGATAATGAAGTTGTTACTGGAGCTGTGATTGCTGATGTGCTATCAAAATCTTTGCTAGCAACATTTGAACCAAAGCCGTTTGTAACGCCTAGTGTTGAGTGATCCATCCAGTAAATGTATGCTGATCTATTAAAGATAACATCTGGATAGTAGTTTGTTCCGCCTTCGCTTGATTTAGCGTCAGCGCCTTTAGATACTTTAGAGTAAGTTTCTAAAACTTGGCCAACAGTACCTGAAATGCCACCGTCTTCGTCAATGACTACAACGTGCATCTCATCATTTGAACCACCTCTTGCTGAAGCGTAAGGCGAAGTGCCTGGTGCGCCATCAACAAAGTCATAATATCTCCATCTTCTTCTAACGTTACCGCCATCAGTTATAGCAGCGTGTAAGCCACCTGAACCTGATTCTTTTCTAACGATAGTGATAGTATTTGTACCTGTATTGTTTGCTGTTACTCTATATTCGTGTCCGTCAGTATAGTCGTTTGTAGCGGCTGTAGTCGAAAACGATACAATGTCGCCAACGTTTATACTTGTTGAACTTGTTAAAATTACTGTAGTGTCGCCAACTGCTGTAGCAGCGTCATTTACAGTTGTTACTGCTTGTTTTTCAAAAGCTTCAGCAGACTCACATACAGAAACGGATAGGTTATTACCCCACGCTCCTGCTGTTCTAGCTGCCCAAGCACCTACAACGCCTTGACCGCTTGCATAGTTTGAAGTATAGTCATCATTGTTATTGATGGTTACACTTGAACCAGCAGCGTTAGCATTGGATAAGCTTGTGTTGGATGCTCGTACTACTCTTAAAGCATTAGAGTATTGTAAGAAGTTTGCGGCAGTAAAAAAGTATTCAAAGTTATTTGAATCTGGTTTACCAAAAACATCTACAAGCTCTTGTTCACTAGAGATAGCCACGACCTCATCTAAAGGCCCTTTACGAAATTCGCCAGCAATAGCACCAATTGAAGTTGATACTGCGGGTATAATTCTAGTTAAATCTTTTTCTTGTACGAGAACACCTGGTGATACTTGAAATGCCATAGGTTTTCTCTCCTTTTAATTAGCTAATTTGCATTTGTTATTGTTCAAAACTCGTATTATTCATACGCCCATAATCAAAGTTTCATTCTTGTAGATATTTATAATACCCACAAATTACACTATAAACCCTTACGAATTACAGGATGCCATACGTCTCCATATTCATCTACTGTAGTTTGTTCGTGTTCATTAATACCGTCATCTAAGAACCCAAAAGGCGCCATATCTTGCTCTATTAAGTTTTGTTGTTCCACATACATTTGTTGACGAGCATTTGTATTTGTTAATTCTTTAAAATAAGGTTGATTAGATAACCAACCAAATATGACACAACACATCATTAAGTCATCATTTGCACCATCTTCGGCCTCATAACTTTGGCCTCTTTTAGCAAAAGTTGACATCTCCTCTATAATCTTAAAGGCATTTATGACTAACTTATCTCCTTCAACTAAAGTCTTTATATTGGCACAACCTATTCTTTTAATCTGTTTAGTCATACGAACACCTAAAGATGTACCTCGGCCACTATACATAGCGCCTAATATTTGACCAGCACGGCCTTTTTGAGTAGTCATCATTAGATTATCATATTCTATTTCAAATTGTAAGGCCTCAGCAATTTGTTGGCCTATGTCATTGACTTCGGTTAAGATATGAGCTCGATTATATCCTTTACAAACTTGTTCTATAATATTAGGAAAGACAAATGGTTTTACTTCATTGTTCTTATAAAGAGCCACAACTCTATAAGGCATTTTTGTAACATCAAATATTATAAAGGCTGAATAATCTTTGTCAACACCTCTGGATACATCTACTGTACAAACATATGTGTGGCCTTTTATAGGTGCCTCAAATACTTCTACACTACCTGAAGATTTAACAGGATTCATATAGGCCATTGTTTTAATTTTTGCTGGTGATATTAAAGTATTAACTGAACCTAAAAACTCACACTCAAACTCTTGTTGGAATTGTTCAGCACTTGTGTTTCGTATTGTTTGTTCTTTCCATTGTTCATCTCTACCAGGAACTTCTGACCAATGTACTTCTATGGGTATATAATCGTTTCTTTTATTTTCAGCGTCTGTCCATAATTTGTAAAATTGATTCATACCATAAGGTGTAGATACAATTATCATCTTTGTATTTTTACCAGCAGATATTGTAGGATAAACTGAACTAAAAAACATTTCAGCTATGTTTGTTGGTACGAAAGCAAACTCGTCTAAGAATATGATGTTAAATGAACCTCCTCGAATGGCTGATGAAGAAGTAGCAGCGGCCACAATGGTTGATTTATTTTCTAACTCAATTGAACCTTTGTTCCAGTTAATAACACCTTGTTGTAACCATTTGGGTAAGTTTTCATAGGCCAATTGTAAACGGCCTAATATATCTCTTGCCGTAGATGATTTGTTGGCCAATATAGCAATATTAGAATTAGGATTAAATAAGGCATAATGCATCAGATAAGAAATTGTTGTAGTTGATTTACCTGATTGTCTTGGAAGTTTACAGATTGTAAATCTATTGTCGTGTATGGTATTAACTATCTTTTTTTGAAAGTCATACATTTTAAAAGGTATTAAACCCTCATCAAGTGAAACAATCTTAATATATTTCTCCATAAAATATAGAGGGTCTTTAGCACACTTTTGATATTCAACAATTTGTTCTTTGGTAAACTCTTGTGGTGTGTTGACCTTTTTAAGATTGGGATTTCCGAGATAAGCGTCTGTCATTTTATTCTGGTAGTAAAACTCCTTCTATATGAGTATAACCTAATTTTTTAGCAAGTGTAACTCTTTGATTACCTCTTACGACAGAATATTCTTTTTCAAAATACTTATTTCCATTGGCACCATATCTGGCCACCTCAGAAATAGTATGTTTGTTTATTAATATAGGGTCTACCATTTCAAACCCTTTATCAGTACCTAAATTATAGACACCGTGTTGTTCATAATACTTTATGTAAGCCAGATCACTTATCTGAAATATCTGTTTCTTTAGTTTCGGAAACGCTTTTAGTTTCTCGTGTTTTGCCTTCAATAACTTCATCATTTTTTCCTTTTAACATTTTTTGTAATTCAGCAGTAGAGCCTACAAATAAAGCATTTTTAATGTTGGCACTTGCCGTTTTTGGTAACTCTTTTAAGTCTTTTAGTTTCTTTTGTAAGTCTTGTAGTTTGTCAACCGTATCGGCCACATTTTTAATTAAGGCACCTGCCACCTCATAGGCTCTTGGATGTTGGCCTTCTCTAGCCACATCAAGTATGCCTTCTATAGCTTCTTGTCCTCTTTCAATTAGATTGTAATAGTTTTCTCTACTATACTTGTAGTCGTTGTCAACATCTGGAGATTCTTTATCTTCTTTACGTGGAACTAAAGGTTTAAACTCTTTAGTTTCTTTAGGTTCTTTTTTTTCAATACCTAATATCTCATTGACTTTTTCTTCCAGTTTACTCATATAACTATTTATGAATAAATTAGTTGTTTAATTTCATCCCTTTGAAATAGCTAGGTAAACCTAAATGAGGTCGGCCATCAAA